GTAAAACCCGTTGTGGTCACACTCTGCAACGGCGGGTAGGGCAAGCGCAGATAGTCTACACACGGGAACTGATTGTAGTATACGCGCAAAGTCTGAGGCATGAATCTTCTACTGGTTATCTCCTCCGCCTGCTGTCTCGCCGCCGTTATAAACCCCGACAATAAAGTATCTTCTAACGTAGAGGATACCCTAAGATGTGACCTTAATTCTGCTACGGTTACTGGCTCACCAGTTGCGGACGTTACAGTTATAACTTTCATATAACTCCTTAGAAAGGGCGATGTATAATTAGCTGTATAGGGGCCACATACAATCTAAAAATACCCGCCCTTTTATTCATTGGGTCTCCATACTATTTCAATGCCATACGTTCGAGTTGATGGGTTAGCATACGCAACAACAAGCTTATCATTCGAAGACGTAAACCTATGAGGCACCGTCGGTTGATATGCATACGTGTTTGTCGCAGTAGTTATGCTTTGCGTCTTAATTCTAGCGTTATAGATATTAGTTGACGAATACCCTGAATTTAAGGTTACGGTAAAATCTACCGCAGCAGTTGAAAAAGTAGATAAATTTAACCTAACTTCCTCTAAACAAAACGCCCTGCCAGGTGAAAAGGTAGAATTTAAAGCGCTCGACCCTGTATATAGCTGTGAATAGCTCATTTATAGTGCTCCCATTTCTTTTATATGATTGAACCAACATCGGTCAACGTAATCATTGTCGGACCTTGCCCCAATCATTTGATTTTTCTGGTCCCTAATATGCTGCTCTTGTGCGCTGAGCTCCGCTACTCGCTGATCTAATTCTGCCCGGCGTGCGTCCATCTTGATTTTGAACGTGCTGGCGTCTTCATACGGGTATAGAAAAAATGATTTTAGTAGGTCTGACTTATCTGGTATAACAAGCTTACAACCAGCCCCCTCAGCATAGCCGCAAAAATATTCAACGCTCGGTCGCTCGAACGCATACTCACCGTCAGTTGCCATGTCTACCCCGAAGATAAAAATCTCCTTAAAACCCTCATAGATGGCTAACGCAATTTCCCATGAAATAGAATTAGTAAAATACCGTCTGAATTTCTTAAGTAGGATATCTTTTGGGAACTCTATAGACATAGGGACATCGTCGTTTTTGGCTTGCATGTAGATGGGAAACTGAGTTTGGGTCGCTAGCCATTCATGATGGCTATGGTCCCTTCCTACTGTTTGCTCGTATGACCGTTTAGTGTGTATCTGAAACCATCGCGTCACTTTATTTACTATTCGAGGGAATGTAATATACAACTGATTTAGCCCCCAAATCTCTAAATCTGGGTCGTCCCACATATGGATCACATCTCTCATAGAAGAAGGCGCGAAGCCCATAATTGCAACCTTGTTTCGCGTCCTGGGTATCCCACCTTCCTGTAAAATCTCTGAACCTGTAACTATCATAATATGCCCCTTATACTATTATTAGGTTGTGGCAGCCAGCGCTACCGTATGTTGAACGGTTGAATATCCATTGATAGCAGTCCACCATTGTGTCGTAGAACCGCCTGTTAAATTAATCCGCAGCCCTTTGTTACTAACTTTTGAAGTATTCGCTGTAACTGTAATAACACAATCTGCTCCAGCTGAAGAGTTGAAGAATATAGCCGTTGACCCGGTTTTCAATATGCCTTTTTTACCCGTTGTGGCTAAAAATATAACCGATTTTTCGCACCCCTTTATAGGAGCAGATAAGGTAACAGGAAGAGTTGAGGCTATAATAGATACCCCGTAGTTAGCAACGGTCGCAGCCGCAGTGGACTTCAAAACATTTTCATTGACCAAGGATGTCCCAGTTGAAAAAACTAAACTAGTAGAATCTTGAGTCCTATATATTTTAGCATTATATGATGCATCCGCCATTGTTAAGCCCTCCTATTATGCGGTTGTAGGACTTGCAACAACAGTCGATCCAGCAACAGTAGTAGAATTTTGAAGCGCACTTGACCCAGGGCGTCTTGCACCATATTGGATTGCCAAAATAGCATCCGTATAGCTAGCCACACTTGAACCTTTAAGGCATGCTTTCAAATATCGATCCGTTGGTTTATATACATCCACCATAAGCAATCGTTTATTAACACCAGCGGCCAGCCCTGAAGAACTCGCAGCGTGCCCAACGTATCGGTTATATGTTCCAGCGGCAGCGCTCGAACCCTTAACGTATAACTGGGCTTTGGTGTTGCCTGCTGTGGACCCTGTAGTAGCAGCTAATAGAGTTGACCCCACAGCAATAAATAAGCACCCTTCAAAACCAGCCATATCTACCGCTTTTGACAGCCCGGTAGCCGCTGCAACTACTCTAGCGGTGGTCGCTTTTATTACGTTAATATTTTTAAGTAAATTCATGTTAATGTCTCCTTATTATGCTAATTTTACTCTTACAAAAGCTTCGGACACTGTAGGCATGCCATCAGTTTCTTTACGCCCAATATAACCCGTTTGGTTAGTTTCACTATATAACTCTGATACTACTTGGATGCTAAAATCCATAGAGTCAACAACCCAATAATATGTCCAATCACACAACGCCCCTACATATAGGCCGGTTGTAAATGTAGATGGGCAATACTCTGACTCATCGTAAGGCAGATCCAAGATAGTATCTGGAGCACCAGATGAAATGCCAGGGCGCCATAAATAATTACCTTCACCGTCTTTTAATTTTCTAATCATTTTAAGGGCGTCTCTGTGGAATATCCAGCGGCAGCCTTTACGATATTGTGCTTTCAAAGCATATTTCACGTTAATTAAGTTATCTGCTTTAATAGCGGTTATAGTATTACCGTCTGATACGTCTCTATCTGTGTTGATGCCCTGGGCGGATGCAGTAAATACACCAAGAGGCTGGTTGGTCCCAGTACCATTCAAAAATGCATTTTCTTCCACCACACCAAACTTATAAGCTAATCTGTCCCTAACCAATGCCTCTACATCCATGGTAGCCACTCTAAGTAGCCGATTAGATACCTTAATGCGCCGCGCTAACGGGTGAGGGGTTAACGACCGTTTATCGAAGTCCATTGTGCTGTCCAGTGCACCGGTACCTAGCTCAGATGTCCAAGTCGGGTCACCAGGGTCATTATCAAGAGCAGCCGCACCTAAAGAGGCCGCACGCTCTACCATGATCTTGGTAGCATATTGACGCACAAATACCATATTATCAAGCTTTTGGATAAGTTGATTTGTGAACTGCTCTGGTGCCACTAAAAAGCCACCTGCGGTATCTTTGTCCGCTTGCAATGCACGTTGCTCCTCTAACCCAAAACCATTGCGCCCGTGCAACAAGTAGCGTCTAAACATCTCGGTTTGGTCGTTTCGAACTTCTTCCTTTACCGCTACATTCTCTGGATCAACAAGCATAGGCTTAAAATACGATTCGTTGGCACGCTTAGCGTTTTTCTCCACTGCTTTGGCTCTTTGCTCCGCTTTCTCCGCTTTTGACCGCTCCTCATTAATCTGGGCGTCTATCTTTGCAAAATCCGACTCCATAACGTCCCAGCTCACCTGCTCCTCTGCTGTGAAGTCTCTGCCCTCGGCAGCCGCCTTATCATTAAGCTGTCGTTGCTCGGCTACAATTTTATTCCGTTTTTCAAATAACTCTTTCATTTACACGATCTCCCTTAAGTTTAACATTTTTGACCTGATCATTGCTTTTCTAATATAGTATGATTGCCGACTTGTATACCCGCGAACTGTCGCATATGTTCCTTCATACGCTGGAACCGTAACAACTGATACGTCATGCAATCTACTAACTCTATGGATAGTTCTAACTAAACCTAACTCACTACGGCTCCACGAATCGCCATTTGACGTAACCGTAAACCCAAACGACATTTGGTTGACGTCCCCCCTTTGCATACTAATCTTTAAGTCGTTTGCCCATGTAGTATCGGGGATGTCTATATCTACGCTTAGCCCAACCTCATCTTCACCTAGTCGTAAGGTTCCGGCGGATACCCTACCTAGAACGTAGTTTCTATCGTGGTTATAAAACGCTCTCACGTCATCATTCAATGCTTCTCTAAAAGCGTTTGGGTCAATCTTTTCTACGAACCCCCCAAGGTCTCTAGAATATGAATTGAATACGGCTGCATGCCCTGTAATCCTGTTCTCCTCCACATTAAGCCGCTTAGTAGTATCATACAGCCCACTATATCTAGATTCGTATTTACCTGCATCGCTCTTGACCTCTGGCAACAAGTCTAGCAAACGCCCAGCAGCCTCAAATATATTGCTATCACCCGTTTGACCTGCTCGCTGACGAATTGCGACAATACCGCCTCTATACACTTTGCCATCTTTTCCAAAAGGGTATTTATAATACTCTTTTGTATTCTCAGACTTAGAACTATCAAATGCCAAATGAAACTTACTATAAGTTGCCCAATCACTATCCCCAAGAATTGAGTTGCCATCATCTGCTGAAAACCCCCATGCTGACGTTAAATCAACTTTGCCCGCCCGTATCAACAAAACCGCATTCTCATACCCTGCTGTGTTTACCTGCATAAAGCCTCCAAATAAAAAATGCGCACCACACCTTACGGCATGGGCGCATTGGTATAGCACTCCCTTAATATATTATCATATACCTGAATATTGTCTAAATATCAATAACTAAAACGCCCCGAAGGGCGTTTTAGAGGAGGGTAGAATTTATGGAGAAGATATAGATAGTCTTACCGCAATTTCAACTTGGTGTCAAGTTTTTTTACGTAGTTAGTAGTAACCCCAACCTCCTTGGCAACGTCTGCCAAACTTACACCATCTTTTAATCGTTGCCGTATTACATCCTTCTTCCATACCTGCATATGCCCTAAAGACTTTCTAATAATAATAACATACTCGTAGCTACACCCTACAACATCCGCTACCGCCCTCGGTGTCAGCCCCTTATCTAGTAGATCCGTAATTCGTTTATGCTTAATAGTAGGGCTACGCCACCCTTTAGACTTGCGATCAATACCTAGCTTAACCATATGATACTTAAACGTTCCAGCAGAGCAAAACACCGCCTCCCCTGCTTTTTCTAGCGTTCCGTAGCGTTCGTATATAGCAGTAAAAAAAGCAGGCGCCTCCGCAAATCCCGTTCCGTGCCTTCTATTATAAGACGCAATTACCTGGCTATAATCCATAGACTTCAGGTAGGTCAGACCTGAACCCCTCCTGTATGCTGCGCATTAGCGCCCGCATCTGCGGGTGCGCCCGCTCGGACGTTCGCAAAGAAAATATATGCAGCCACTCCCTTAGATTGGCTGTCATAACCAACTCCGTTTTAAGCGAATTGGGCAAAACCTCTCTCGCCTGCTCCGGACGCCACCCGCAATCTAACAAGTATCTATAGTCATACTCCGCCGACTGGCACGACTTTAGGAACCTGTTCTGTGCCATTATTGTGTACTCGCTATCATCACAATCCCACCACACGGGCCTTATGAATTCCATGTCTTTTCGACCGTAGTTGCAATACCTAGAACTCTCTTGAGCTACCGAGCAAAGACGATGGCGCACCAGTTCTAAACTTACCCCACGATTCGTTACTACGCGGACCGATGCTATAACGTGTTCTATAATGGCATGGTGCCCGTTGCCCACAATCATCTGGATAAACTTCTTGTCCGTCCCGCTCCCTATTTTATTTTCTGACTTATAGCATGTCCGTCCAATACGTTCTAGTATCTTTAACGTGTCTGGCGGAAACTTTTGCTCCCACTCCCAGTGCTGCTCTATAATTTGCATGCTTTCGCACCTCCTGTTTTAAAACCACTTTGACATACGATACGCGGGCGCCTACCCGGCTGGCTACCTCCGACAGAGATACTTCGTTCTCATGTTTTACAATATCTAGCACCATTTGGCGTTTGGTTACTACGGGTCGCTTACGAAATCTTCGCCGAATTACCCCAACATAGTTAACCACACACTTTACCCGACTTGCAACCTCCCTGTTTGTATATTCCGGATGTGCGTCTAGCACCTCTAATATGCTGTGCTTTACACGGCTTCGACTTTCCCTATCACCGCCGCGCGGCTGTATCACAATGCCATACGCCTTAAGTTGGGTCAACACCGTATTCGCGTTGCTATTCAGGTCCACCGCCATCCGCCATGCCGCTTTATGCTTGCGGTATAAATCCCTGAAAATCTCCGCGTTATCGCCATAATTCGTTCCATTAGCCTTATTATAAAATTGTATGTTACGCTCCCATTTAGTCATTTTGAAACACCACCACCATAGAAGGAAACGGAGCCGGGTTAGCCGCCCCAGCAAACGTAAGCCTGCCTTTTAGAAACTTAAGCGGCCTATGTAGACAAAACTTATGAAACCATACCGTATCCGTCCTTGCAGGCAGCAAGGCGACCGTTAATGCTATCTCTTCACTGGCTTTCTTAACCCACCTACCCACCTCTCGCCCATACGGAGGGTTCATAAATACCCGCTCCCCCGCCCAACTCTTAGACAGCCCGTCATCCTGCTTGGTATAATATCGGGCGCACTTATGGTTGTCAGCAGACGCGCAGGCGTCTATCGTAAACCCATACTGCGCATTAAGACTATCATACAACGCCTGCGGTGTTGACCACTCATAGGACTTTGATGAGAAATGAATACTCATACTTACCTCCTACAACATATAAAATTGCTTTCTCAGCACCTTGGCTAATTTCGCCATAAATGCTATTTCTCTATCCTCGAGAACCATCCTATCTGTTCCCGCCGTTTGTTTCAACACTTCGGATAGCCTCGCGGTATATCTATACATATACATACCCACCTTGTCTATCTCGTCCCGTAATTCTGAATTCATTTCCCCTCCTACCTAAGCGGCATTACTAAGTTATTAATCGAAACATCCGCCGTTCCGCATACACACAGAGGCCTGGAGTTCTCGTTAGGAAGATACAAGGAACAGGACCTATTAGCAAAGGCATCTAAAACATAGTATGCGTTAATATGAACGTCCAAGCCCTGCCCATTATACTCATCTTGAAATTCTATCTCTGTCCAAGCTTCTCCTACCTGAGGGCTACTCGCACTAATCTTAATGCGATCGGTCACACTTAGCCTGACTACACTGGATATTCTACTTACATCTATTATCTTGTTTTTAAAATCCTCATAGTCAATACACAGTACATTCCTATCAAATGAAGGCACGGATAGCATACCCTCATCGCTTATCACTACCAATATCTGATGAGTATCGTTTTTTACCACGATATGATTCTCTACCTTTGCGAGCCATACGTCCCCCTTACCCAAACACTTAATCATTAGTGCCAACGCCTTTTTCGTAATTGACGCGGTAAAAGGGCCTCCAACGCAAGTAATAGTTGAAGAATGCCGTCTATAAGAATCCGTAGTTACTAATTGCATAGTGGCACCGTCCAGCACCAACTGGACATACCTACTCATCCTGTTTGAAGATTCCCTAACCTTCAACACATTAGCCGCAGCCTTAATAAACTTATCGCGGGAAACTCTTGTAAGATTATCCCCGCTATGACTAGGCACGCAAGGAAAATCCAACGGCTCTAACCCTCCTATCCGATACATAATATTCTCATAACTAATTTCAAACCAACGATCTTGAATTTCGCTAATTTCAACTGTGTCACAAGGCAGCCCCTTAATAACAGATAATAAGACCCCGACAGGCATCAGCGCCTTTCCTTCTTCTATAACTTCCGCCTCTATTCGTGTCGTGTAATAAAAATCTAAATTGGTCGCTGAAATAGTTATAAAATCCCGATACGTTACTATTAATACACCCGCAAGAGCAGAAATATTTTTATCCGCAAGGGCAATCCCCTCACACTTCTTCAACTCTTCAATAAGAAATTTCTTCCTACACAGAATTCGCATCGTTGCTACCTTCCATCTTGCCAAGTTTTCCACACCAAGGACAATAATATGACATACCTTGTAGAGGGGCATCCCCGATACTAAACCACCCCTCACAATATGTGCACTGGAAGTGCACTAACGTCTCAATGCTGTATCTCATAACTCCTCCTCAAAACCAATTTCCTTGTGAATCTTGCATACATTCTTTCTCGCAAATACAACATTGTCCGAGAAAAGAACAGCCATTCCTCCGTCACCGTCCGAACAGCACGGACATAAAAGGTTTATCACAGAAACTTACATGAATCAATTTTCCTTACTATAACCAGGTTTTTCATTCAAATATGCTTCCAGACACATATGAACTAGAGCAATAACTCCGTCATCTCTTACATGCTCTGGGATATGATATGTCTCGTTATTATATCGGCATATATATGACCCTTTTAAGGGGTGCTCCTTATGTTTTCCTGTGTTGAAAATTATAAATTTCACTATATATTCATTACCGTTTATCGATATAACTACTTGAATCACTCTGACACCGTCCGCACAGCACGGACATAATAACTAGCCGACTTATAGACGCAGCCGACGAAGCCACCGTCAAAGCCGACGCGCCACGCGTAGCCACTACTATCGGCATCGGTAGTAGACGACCAATAATCGGACGACAAAGTGTCTGGAAAAACTTCGATATCGATTGCTGGGCTATATCGGCTATAATCCACAATACTATGTAATTCCTGAATAGTTGGTAATCGCCAATCATTATAGCCACCCAGTGATAAATTTTTACAATAAGAAATCGCCGCTTCCCAATTCATTGGATTGCCATCCATTTCTTTCTGCCACATAAGACCTGTAGTGATGTCTGTTACTGTCTCATCTTTATTGTCTTTGAATCTCATATCTTCTCCTCATCAATTTTTACATTATACATTTGATTATCCTACAACCAGATAGAAATGAGTTAACAAATCGTCCCCTATCGGTTACATTCCCTTTATTGTTTTTTTTCTCCATCCCATGGAGTAATAAAAATCACTAATAGATACCAATCTCTGTGATACCCCCTTCGTAAATTTCTTGTTCGTCAAGACATAATTCAATAGTGTCTGTGTCACAAACAATTTCCCCAAGATACCCAAACACTACTTGTCCATCTTTATAGCCTCTTGCTTTTCTTTTCATTCCACCACCGCTAAATAACTCTCACTGGTCATACCAGGAGGTATATTGACTATGTATAAATCATACGGTAGCCCCTCGACCTCTCCCTGCTTGGCCACCAGATATTTTTTATGTGTTCCAGGCGAAAATTTGTAAATCGTCCAATCCGGTTCACTCGATATGGAGAACCTCTTAGCCTTTTCTACTACCGAATCAGGGAGTAAGAACTTTCTAACCTTCTCGTTCGGTAATATATTTACGCTATAATACGTTATCATTTAGCACCTCCAATATATCTCCGTCACAGCAATCACACGTAGGCCAAAGCCTACGATAGAAATTGCCTGGGGTTACCTGCCCACAACTACAACATCTAAATAATTTCATCTGTCATCAATTCCTTTATTATTTATGCTCATCCATAATAAGGTAATGACGTTCCATGCTGCTTGGGCTAAGTGATATAACCCAGTCTCTTCATCCTTATCTTGTCCTTTCCAAAACGATGTAAGATGTCTTAATGTGGCGTCATATATCCTACTATATTGGAAACCTTTTTTCCAATTATCGATGCCATACTTTTTTGCCCCTACCATATACACCTCTATAATAGCTTCAATGGCTGTTAGGGGTAGTTGATGCCATTGAAGCTTTTGTAAATCGTTTTTAGTTCCCTGTTCCACAACTGTGTTCCTTTACTTTTTTTAATATATCGTCCAAATGAACACTCTTAGCTTCGGTTATCATATAGCCACACGATACACATCGTACATAAGAGAAGTTAAAATTATCATGCTTAACGCCAGCTACAAAAGCGATTCCATTATATCTCCCATTAATTTTGTATTTATACCATACCCCCCGACGGTTACCCCTTGTGGCACCCCCCTGAGACCGTAACGCAATGCCCATATACTTACACCAATTCACCACAGAACTGGAAGTAACCCCCAACTGCAACGCCACTAATTTTACAGATTTTAACCCTCCATACAACGACTCTACAGCCTGCTCCAAAGATTCAAATCCTAACTGCGCCACCTTGCGGCGTAAGTCGCCTTCGTGTTTATGCTTCATGACACCTATGAGACTCCACAGCTTCAAGGACATCATCGTGGTGTATTGGCCCCTCTTCAATAATTGTATTGCAATCAACGCAACGAATGCCCTCAAACACGCAATCCTCTAAAACCGTTGCCGCAACATATACCCTGTTCTTACAATAGAACACCCCACGCTTACATTTCTTTGCACCTCCGCGCTTTCGCGGAGCGATGCCCGCCGCAGCTACCCATCTTTGGATAGTAGATGGCGATCTTCGCAATATCCGGGCAATCTTCAGTGACGACCTATGCTCCCGATAAAGAGACTCCATAGCGTCTTGAAGGGTAGCAAACCCCAACTTTTCTACTATGTAGAAAACTTCTTCTTTAAATTTTAGACGCGAAGTATTCAATCATGGCCTCTTGTTTATTTTCTCTATTTCTTAACACAGTTTGTATTTTATTGTCAATAGTTTTATCTGCAATTATGTCGTATATTCTAACTTTATTAAGCTGCCCTTGTCGATAAATTCGACAATTCATCTGCTCATATAGCTCTAGAGACCACGGCAGCCCAAACCATATAAGAATACTGCCCCCTTTTTGCAAGTTAAGCCCGTGCCCCGCACTAAGCGGATGCGCTAGTAACATGCGAACTAGCCCACTATTCCACCTATCTACGCTTCCGCCGTCCCTAATATCAACCGCTTCGGGAAACCTGCGCTTTATCCTCTCGTAGTCATGTTGATACGCATAAGCTACTATAATAGGCTCACCCCCCGCACCCTCTACAAGCTCGCATAACGCCTCTAACTTAGCGTCATGCAGAACAACAAACCCTTTCTCCGAGTATATAGCTCCGTTGGCCAGCTGCTGTAACTTGTTGGCTAACACCGCCGCGTTAGCGGCTGTTATCTGCTGGCCTTCGCACTGTAATATATACTCACTTTTCATACTTGCATATTGGTCTAGCTCCTCCCTTGTCAAATGCACAGGTATAGTAATATTAACCCTATCGGGCATATCTATGTAATCCGAGGGTTTTAACGATATAGTTATATCTGATATCTTTTGGTATATTGTATCCTCCGCTCCTCTACGCGGCTCCCACCCGTAGGGCACCTCTCTGAAATACATCTCCCGGTATTTCATGACCCCTTTCTCCAATCGCTGCCCACCATCCAGTAAGTATACCTGTGGCCAAAGGTCTAGCAGCCCCGTAGGCGTTGGCGTGCCTGTCAACAAAACCACACGTTTAAAAAAGCTCCTAACTCTCCTAAGCCATTTAAAACGCTCTGATTTTTGATTTTTAAAAGATGTAGACTCGTCTATAACAACCATGTCGTAAGGCCATTTCTCGCGATAACGGTTTACTAGCCATTTAGTGTTTTCCCTGTTGACAATAGTTATTGTCGCATTCGTATCTAACGCCCTAGCTCGCTCTTTCTCCGACCCTATCGCTATAGCGTATGTAAGGCCACCCAGATGACCCCACAACGCAATCTCAGACGGCCAAGTATATCTACCTACCCGTAGAGGGCAAATTACAACCACACGCCTAATAAGCCCCTTCTCGTAAAGATCTGATATGGCAGTTAGAGTAATAACCGTCTTACCCAGCCCCATTCCTAAAATACAGAAACAAGAAGGCTTCTGCTTTATGAACTCAATTGCACTTATCTGGTATTTGTGCAAGTTCTCTCTGTATAATACCATCGCACCCCTCCTTGGAGTCAATAACGTATACCGTCGCTCCTAAGTCTCTTAGCTTTTTATGTTGATATTCTTGAATCTTAGATGGCTTTTTACCAGGAGCCTTAAACTCTACAAAAAAAATACCCCCTGGCGACACTACAATCCTGTCCGGCACCCCCCTATCTGACGTAAATTTGTAACACCTCCACCCCAAACGGGTTGCCTTGGTTCTAAAATATGTTTCTATGCTCTTTTCTAACACCTTAGCCCCTATATCTTATCGCTGTGCCATGGCACAGTGGCACAGCAACGAAAAACCAGGTAAACGCAATTATTTCCATAGCTTAACCCCTCTGGCACAGCGGAACAGAATTTTCCTTCCCTCTCTATATTTTTTTTTATACCCCCCTAGGAGGGTTATGATTTTTACTTGTAGAATGTTATTCATATTTATATACCACTAGTTCCATACTAGATAAGATATGGATATATAAGGATAATTTTGGCACAACCATCACTGTGCCAGGGCTGTTCCATGTGCCAGGTAATCATGTCTTTATCCATCCTCTAGACTTCCCGAACCTAACCCCAAAATGAATAGGATTAGGAGCGCAGGACCAACCAGGAAGCGTATTGAGTATATCTTTGATACGTTTTGCGTCTTTAATTTCTAAATCCGCAACCCGTTTTTGAAACAGGTCAGTCCAAATTTCGTTAACGCATACCCGTTTTCGTTCCTCCATCTCTGTGTCTATGTCATATTGGTATCTTCGGACAGGACCGGGGCTGTTCAAAAACTCAATTATCATTCCTGTCCATTCGTCTTCTAGCGCTCTGCTTTGTTGCAGGGTCAGCGCCTCCGCTAGCGCGTCCGCCTGTAGATACAGGTCGATGTCTTCGGTCTTGTAAGTGTGGTATGCTTCCGCCCATAATAGGTCTATGTTTTGTTTTAGTGTGCATATGTCTATGTCTACGGTGTTGCAGGCAATTGGCCAAAACCGTCGGTTACCGGTTGTATCTTTTAGGTATGCATTCTTATTAGTGCTGCCCACAAATACACACTGGCGAGGGAATGTTTTTGCTAGCCGATCGTATGCAAGTCTTACACGGTCAGACCCTTGGGAGAAAAAAGTTTTGATACGTTCTACTTCGTGCTTGGTAAACGCTTCCAGTTCTGAAGTTTCTATAATCCAGTTTCCCATAATTATTTCGCAAGCCGCTTTAGGCTCGAATGTCGTCAGTTCGGCCGTCCAGTCGTTGCCCAAGACTTTCCAAAAAGTGGACTTTTTTATGCCTTGTTTTCCCTCCAGTATAGGGACAAAATCAAACTTACATCCCGGTTCGTATAGCCGTTTAACCGCCCCAACCATTAGCTTTTTAGCGGTTTCTCGTGTATATTTACTATCCTCAGCTTTCAAGTAATCTATGAATAGGGTTTCTATCCTTTTCTTTCCGTCCCAATGCAAGCTCTCTATCCATGCTTTTATGGGGTGAAACGCGTAGTCTTCAGCGGCAACGTTTACTGCCTTCAGCACTAGGTTACAATTTAACTTGGTGGGCTTCATAAGATACTCTATGTGCGCGGTTAGACGGGTTATGGTGGTATCTTCGATAGCCTCCCCGCATTTTTTATTAAACCCGTCTGACAGCATTTGGACCCGATTAGTAAGCTGATTATATCCAAAAAGTCCCTTTAGACCGGGCATGTTTGCTATTATATGAGACGTGTTATACTGTGACGGCTCTACAACCCCATACTTATTAGTTACAAGTCCGCTCAGCCAGTCAGTATCATCAGCTGCAACGCCAAAATCCGCTAGCGCTTTTTGAGTTTTTTCTAACAGTAAAGTTTTTTTCACCGCAGGATCGTTTATGGCGAATTCTGTCATTTTGCGGTTGCTGTCTGCGTCATCGCCGAATAGGTATACGCGGTATAGGTCAAATGCGTTTAGCAGTTTACCGCCATTCGGATCTTTGGCGTGGAATGAATAAAAAAATTTGTGGTCATACACTACGCCGCCTTTGGATAGCGTAGACCCTACGTGAGTGTAGCGATCCCCGTCTCTGAGGTAAAAATCTGACAGAAAAGTATCTAAAACATACTCTACGGAATAGGTTTTACAAAACGCCCCTACTATACCCGGCTTTTCTAACGGGTCTTGCTGCTTTCCGCTCTGCTTAGGCATGCTCCAAGTGGTTATGTCTTTCCAGTTAGGGACAAGATTAGTATCTACATCAAATACCATTCCGCTGTTATGTATGAACACGTAATCCGCGTCTTTAGGGATACTAGGCTTGTAGGATACCTGGCTAAAAACAAAAGATTGCGGGTCAACGCTATCTATATCCAGCTTCATATTCGCAAAGTGGCGTGATAGAAAGGCATGCTCTTCTATGTTTATTCCTCGACTTAACGGCACTAGCATGCGGTATCGTGGCTTATCTGGTCTGTGGCTGTGTGTACTGTGGAGCACGAATTCCCAAGCAAATGGTAAATCATCCATGTCAATATCGTTGTCAATATCAAGGGCTAGAATGTCGATATGTTGGACATTATCTTTTTTCCTCATCCCTCCCTTGACATACCCGAAAATGTAGTAGCCTACATTTTTGATGTTGTTCTGCGCTTCCTTTGACATCTTATGATACTCAGATGTGCTTTCGCCCGTTCTTATGGGGGTTCTTAGTTCTTCGACTAAATCCGTCCATGCAATCTCCCTGTTGCTTACGGTATTAAGTTTGCTTGAGTATCCTTGTGCAACATTCATCTTTCTATATATAACTCCCATTTACCCTCCTTTGCTGTAATATTTTCCTGTGTACCCGTCCGCCGTTATGGGGGCGTCACACCATTTCGGGTTTGTAGTCATGGCTTTGACCAGTTCTTGCAGGCAGTCACCTTCAACCATGATCTCGTCGTGGACGTGGCCTATTATTTTCATTCCCGCCCTGTCTGTGTTAAAGAGGCCGTTAACTAATATGTCCCGGCTTATCGCTTGAACTATGTTTTCAAATAGCCTCGCGCCATACGTATATTTTCGTGTTTTTTCAATATACGTTAAGCCTTCTTCGTGGTATTCGGGTTTGTAGTAATATAATATTCGGTCACTAGGTAGGTGGCATTTTAAGAAATTAGCATCCCGCGAGAAGCTAACACGCTCATTAACCCAGATCCTCTTATATGAAGCCATGGCCTCGCTAACTGACTTCTCTATAGCATACCACATAGCCGGTATTTCTTTATATCGTTTACGCAAAGCATCTATGTGCTCTTTTGCGGCTCTTACGGGGATGTCTACCCGGTATTGCTGTGCATAGGATACCAGGCCGTTAGCACCTAATCCGTATATGCCACCTAGAAAACAGGGTTTTGCGGTCTGCCGCTCTTCTTTTGTTACTTTTTCATACGCTTTTTTATATATTATTGCTGCCAAATCGATGTAAGGGTCTTTATCTGTTCGGTATAGTTGTAGAAGCGTTTCACACCCGGATAGCCAGCCCGCCATTACGCTTTCGATTCCGTGATAGTCGGCTACTGTTATAATTTCGGCGGCAATACAAGTTCTTATCAAGCTAGACAATACACCACTTACATCATCATATAGCATGTTAAATACGTTTATAGACGACCGTTTAACTATCTCTCTGGCTACCTCCAGACTTTTACTTTTTAGTATTGGCCTGGGTAGATTTTGTGGTTGGAATACGCGGCCAGCCCATCGACCTGTCCGGCTACCGTAGAAAGCGAAGGCGCCTCTTAACCGGCCATCCTCGTTCTTAGCGTTTAACAGGGATTCAAATTTTCTGAGGCTACTTTTTGACATCTGTTCTCTGGCCACTAACAGAAAGCGCATTTTATCACTCAGGTTACTTTGTTTTAGCAGTTCGGTTACGGTCTTCTTAGTCAAGTTTGGGGCGTCAATTTCTTGACGCAAATACGCTAAAACCTGATTGCGGCTGTTAGGGTTGGCCAAGCCAGTCTCTTTTTTTACACTTTCTATAACACTTAGCCGGTTCATATCTGCTAACACGCTGGCTGCGGAGGTGAACTTTTCATCAATGGGCAGCCCGATAGTATTTATTTTTTGGTCTAAGCACCACTCCTGCCATATATTGACATTGTCATATGAATGTAGTGCCTTGACAATCTCTATTGTGGCCCTAACATCATACTCACAATACTGCTTAAATTCTACCCACTCCTCCTCAGTAGTTTTATATCTGCTTGGCGTGCAAAATTTCTGTATTAGTTTTTTGCCTGTAGCTAGCTTCTTATGTTCTACGTTAAGCGCCTTACCTAGTTCATCCAAGGAGGCAGGCAAGGCTAGATAGCGGGCTAATACCATAGAGCATCTCCACTGGCTACAGTCGGTGGCATACCCAAGATGGGTTAGAACCGTTATCTCGAATGCGGCGTTATGCGCCCATTTTTGGACGCTTGGGTCGTTGATGTCCTGTATCACCTGCAGTGGGACCGCCTCTCCGTGCTTAACGTCAATTACGTGAATTTCCTGGCCATAGGAGTAAGCAAAAAGCAGCAAAGAGGCTTTTTCGGCATAACGAAAATAGCCACATTTCTTTAAGTTAATGTGGCTATAGGTTTCGATGTCTATAAATAAATTAGAAGGGGAGCGTGTCATCTTCTATGCGCGTAAACTCAGCTTCTGGTTTAATTCTCCCGGTCATGGAGGCGCCCTTGCCTACTATCTGCACATTGCTTAGCCCGAACGCAACGCCTTTATTCGCCTTGTTGTCGTAAGCGTATGGATTAATAGATACGCGGCAGTAGTCACCGCTTGTAAACTCTTCTGGGTCTATGACGGCCTGTAAGTTTCGATCTACTATGCCCGGCCTGATGGAGCTTTTTAGGTTCATAAAGAAATGTCCCTTAAAATCCTCTCCTTTATTTTCTTGGGTATCGTCGCCGTCCCTAAGAGGTGTGCGTAGATTAGTTGGCGGTTTTGACCCCCATTTCCCCACAATACATTCCTTAATACTATCTTGTATCCTTTGTATCGTAGGGGAGTCAGTTTTTGGGATGAGGATGCACATACTAAACTCCTCCTTACCGCTTAACTGGTTTAATTTTTTTTCAAAAATGTTTACAAATGCAGCCCTCACTTTGTTAGTTACTACCTTCATCAAAATCTCCTTTCATTTCTTTTCTTTTATCGTCGTCAGGCACCAGCACAGGAGCGCCTTTTGGTTTTGTCACGTATGGGCCTATGTCCATAATTTTTTGTGCTTTAGTAATCCCTATTAATTTTTTCTCGAACATCTCCTCCTTATCTTTTAGTAATTCTTCCGCATTAGGCGCCCAAACTCTGTTTGAGCGCCCCTCTACTAGTTTAAACCCTGCGAATTTTACGCCCGCCATAGCTTGCTTCAAGGCGTGCTCTTTTACGTCTGAAACCCAGGCGATAATTTCAGACGCTTTTTTCAGGATACCAGATATCTCCTCATTAGTCAACTCAGCCCTAAAATCGCTTATGATATCGGCCTCCGCCCTTGCCCGGCATGTGGCCTTGATACTGCACCAACGGCAGGCCTTTTCAGATGGTGTATATTCGACTTCGCCTCTCTCTATTCGGCCTACTGTGACGGCCAGGTCTCTGCCAAAAGCTGCTAGCATAGTGGCTGATATTTCCCATTCGTCTATGTGGTCTATCCGTGGCTGGCATATACACAGCTTCACAGAGCTAAAGTCGTAAAACTCTGCCAGTTTGTCATATACCGCCAGTGCATATATCATAAGCTGGTAGTTAAAACTGGCGTCGATTTTAACGCCTTTACCGAATTTTAGGTCTATTATTTTTAACACGGGAGGGGCGACTATCACGCAATCAATCGTTCCAAAGCCACCGGGGGCGAACTTCTCAAAATCCACCTGTTGTTCTATAAACATAGTGGACGCCCCGGCCTTCTGCTCCGCAACGTAGTCTAGGTAGTATTGTATGTCTTCATCTTCTGATGTGGTGTGAGAAAGGAGGCACTTTGCGGCCTCCTCGTGGGCTTTTCGTCCTTCTTCCGCGTATACGGAAGTTGACTCCTCCACCTGGTGCTGCAACGAGGCCGTGCAAGTTAGCCACATCGCCGCTTTGCTAGGGCTGTATTTGCTGTGGTTCATAGTGCCTCCAGTCTTTGGAATACGGTTTCATAAGATTCGGGTGGCAGTTCAAACAACTTTTGCACCCCGTATTCTTGCAACAGGTCTATTAACTCTTTGGTTTTGTTTTTAGCCACCGCAAGGTGGTTGAACCGGTCCCGTAGCTGATCGAGTGTAACCAGTTTTTTATGCTCTGCTGGCTTTACGGATTCTTCTTCTTCTTCTTTTATCGGCTCTGCCGTTTTTTCGATAGTAAGAAGTGAAAGCGCAATCTCAGCCCTCTCTTTGTCTGACATCGTATATCTTGTCAGCTCTTCCATATAACTCTTAAATTTGTTTATCATAGCAATGTTACCTCCTCTTTATTTCTAATGGTTTCGTATGTTCTTGGATACTTTGCCTGAAAAAAGGCCAATGCCTCATCGTCAGTTGGCTCGTATTTTAGGTAGCCGTTACACGATTTTTTTACATGCTTAAGGCACGCTGTCAGATCCTCTGGCCAACCATCGAACGGGGCCATACATACAATTAGCTTGGCGGTGTTAGTCCTCACCTCCCATGTAGTGTTTGACCACAATCCCGCTTTAGTATGCCCCATGGATTTGAAGACTGCTAACTTAGCCGCTTCCGCGTCCGAATGGTTGTATATTCTACCTTGGTAGGATATGCCATAACAACATTTTCGCGACCTATTACCTTGTTTGTCATTAAAATCATAAATCATATACCCTCCTTATACCAAAAGAATTAAATACGCTGTGGCGGCCATGGCTACCACAAACCCTACATTATAAATTATCTCCATATCGTCCCCAAAAAAATAGCGGCTACCGCGTATAGCGGTGCCGCTTTTAAAGTTAAGATATGCAAGCCCACCGAACAAACTCAAACTTACGTGTCTTGCTTTGATCAGCCTCTGTTACGGGTCTATTTACGGCGCTAAACCACCGCCCACTCCCGTGGGAGGGGTGGTTAACTATGGCCTCCACTGCTTGCGCAGGGAAGACCCCGTAAATTTCGTCGTATTCTGCCAGTAATTCGTGCACTTGCCCTATGCAGAGCGTGAAGCTCTCAGGCCATAGGATTTCTTCTACAACGTCTGGCTGCCCCTGCCCGGGCCAGGGGTGTCTACTTGCCCATAATTTTTTTCTCATAAAATCCTCCTAAGTGCTTAGCCCTTTTGGGGCGTAGTTATTATAGTGTTCGTTCCATTCCCACTCCATCGCCGCCCCTGTGATACAGGGGCAATGCCTCGAATGCTCGATGTTACGGTGTCTGGGCTCGTAATCTGGGTCGTCGACCCAGAAATACTCAGTTCCGTCGTTATACAAATGCGTCATGTTCTACCTCCTTATTCTGTTTCTTGCCCGTCGGCATAACGGGCAAGGCGCTCTATCGTCCACTGTTCCCGGGCCGCTTTTCCTGGAATGCGGCATACGAGATTCCAGTATCTGTCCTCAACGTTTTTTCCGTTTCGCCTATACTCCGGCGATATGGTTTCTGGCAACGAATTGCAATATTCTTTATATTGCAATTCCTCGTCCGATGGTTTGCTTGGGTTCGCTCTTTCCCAAGCGGTTATTATTTCGTCCAAATTGTCTTCCATATTTTCTCCTTTGTTCTGTTTTTTGTTATAATCGTAAATAAAAAAAATATACTTGTCAAGAAAAAAATTGACAATATTTTAAAAAACGTTATAATAAGAACAGAAAGGAGATATTATGAATACAATTAAGGTACTAGAATTCTTAAGAGGCAGGCATGATGGTCTCGCTTCGATAACTGAAATAAGGGGGCATGTAGAATTACCAAATGACGCCTTATTTGACGCCCTATACCTATTAGGGCAAACTGGCCGGGTTAAGAAGGTGGGAAGCCGGCTCTATCAATATGTAAGTGACCTGCCTAAGCAAAGGTCAAGGTTTCAAGAAACCGCAGAGTTCTGGGACCTCTACCAGCGATTTAGGGAGTATCTCAAAGACAGGCAGGTCCTGTCAAAGAAAGAAGCCCAGAACGTAATGGGCATTAAAGGAACTCGGTTACGGTCCTTGCTCTGTGTGCTGAAACGACAGGGCGAAGTAACAATAGAGGGGGAGCTTATTCGGTATGCTGTTACAGGGTGATTGGTTTGCAAAGCAAATACCAGCGTATTACCCGGTTATGGGGGTTGGTAAACCCTATACGGCTAGGGATGGAAAACATAGCGTCTCCACGTCTTCAGACCCTAAAATTCGGAACGGCGGATACACATGTGCCAACAACGGGGTCCGATACCCCAAGTCGATATTGTCGTTTAATGTTCAGACTGGCCGCCACCCCACTCAAAAGCCTGTGGCTTTGTGTGAATACCTAATACAGACATATACCAGAGAGGGCGATCTGGTATTAGATAATTGTGCTGGCTCGGGTACAACTGGGGTTGCCTGCCAGAACCCTAGCCGAAGGTGTATTCTGATGGAGATGGAGTCCGAATACATTAGAATAGCAGAGGAGCGGCTAACCCATGGAAAACGCCATTCTACAGAGGGTCAATCGTGAAGAGCTGTGTGGCTGTAGGCTTCTCAGCAACAGCCCGAAAGCCGCCATTACCAAGGGTTTCGGGTTGTTTGCGCCGCCAGAAAAATTTGCT